TGTTTTACTATCGTTCCAAGTTTTGCTATAGCTGTTGCATCTTCTACTACTTCAAAATCTACTTCCTTTGAATCCATGTTGAAGTAACTAACGGAAACAACGCTATGTCTAGTTTTTAGACTACTGCCTGAGTATGAAAACCCTCCTTCTCCTACATTGGCTAAATTAAACAAATAACTAGCTGGTGTTTCTTTATCCTGTGCCAAAGTTATACCTCCAGCAGACCATATAGGCATACATCTCATAACACCAGCTAAATCATTTATTGCTGCAAATGCCTCTTTTGGACTTTGAATGTTTACATTGCAACTAAATCTAGCTTCTTTTGTACCTGATCCGTCACCAGCGTCTACTAGCGCATTGGCGTACTTACTGGCAGCTACAAAACTAAATAAATCTAAATTACTATCCGTAACATGATTTCCCAAACCATACCTAGTATTTGTTAGCAAATCTAGCAAGCACATCGCAGGGCAATTTGTGTAAACAGCAGCACCCATAACTCCATTGAATATGTAGCCGTCTGGGTACACTATCCTGCCCGTAGCATTATCAACAGTAGGAGTACCAGAACTAGAAGCACCTGCTCCTGGTATTCTTACTTTTATTCCTCTAATACGATATTTTCTTGTAGGAATACGATTGAATTGTTTACTGTCTAAGCGAAGGGCAACATAAGCACTATTAGCATAGGTTGAATTGTTATCTAGTACTTCTTGAATACTTGTAAAATTAAAAGCACTAAATGACGATCCATCAGTCCTATCTCTTGTTATACGACTTACTCTGAAATCTACTGGAAAAGCTGTTCCAGCAGTTATTCTGTCTTTATCTAAAGTAACTCTATGATCTCTTGAATAGGCATCTGCTGTTCTACCGCTAACTGAAAGTGTATCTGCTAATCCAGAAGGAACTGCATAACCTCCAGATTGGTATTGAACTTCTATTTTATACTCAACAGTATCACCATTAATATCTCCATTATCTTCAAAGATTTGTATTTGAGGCCAAGTTAAAGTAATTACTACAGCATCAACGTCTGTATTTGTAATCTGTCTGGTTACTGAACCAGTGATTCGACCACTATCAGTTCCATCGGCATTTTGCACTTCTACATTAACAGCAGTTGGTGATCTGCTTTCAGCAGCAATACCACTCATTGCAGTTTGATTTGAAATTCCAAACTTAGATTTAAAAGTTACATTTTGAAAATTAAAATCGGTATCGGCAGGACTAGCACTTGTAGCAGTTGGTTCAAGTATTGGAGTATCATCAAGGAATACATCTTTAAGGCTTGCATTGTCATAAGCGGTTGTACCTTTTGAAAGACCTTCTTTTGATGCACTAGCAAATCCTTCAATTTCTCCTTCAGATATTAAATCTTGAACAGTAGCAAATTGCCTACTATGTAAAGTATCAGGAGCACGGTATGGTGGTGGAGGTGATTTTGGTTGACCTCCTGCTCCTTTAATAAGTTTATTTTTGTCTGTCATACATCTACCTGGTTAGTGTCTACTGCTGCACTTATTACAACACTTCCTGTAAATATTTCACCATAAACTATTGGAACAGGAGTACCTGCTCTTGAGGTATTTTGCACACCACTAAAACTAAAAGATAATTGAGGATCTTCTTCTGAACTAAATTTTTGCGGTTGTGGTAAGGGAAATAACATTTCATTTACACCCATTAGTGTAAGACCAATACCAATATTTCCAACTATTGCACTTATTCCAGCACCTCCAGTAAAGCCTCCTAAACCTAAAGCTAGTGAAGAACCTCCCGTTGCAAAAGCTAATCCAATCAATGCTATTCCTGCTAGGGTTTTTCCAAGACCTCCAGAACCCGAAATAACTGGTATGAAATGTATGTTTTCTTTACCTATAGGGTAATGTATTTCACTTTCGTCTATATCAAAATTACCAACTTTTACTTGATAATATCTAGGGTTCATGTGATTTTGTATTCCTGGAAAATTATGCACTAAAAAACTTACTGCTTTCCCAACTGTATCTACTTTAACTTCAAATTCTTTATGGCCTACAAATTCAGCTAGTTCTCCATACAATTTTATTTTACGAAGCATAGCGATACCTCTTTCCTGTACATTTTAACAGCCATTCAGAGTAATGCTCTCTACAAGATAGTCTATCGGTTAAATGATGAATAACATCTCCTTCAAAAAATAATGCTACATGATTTAAAGTTGGGTGCAAAATACTCATCAATAAAACATCTCCATCTTGTAGTTTTTCATCAGGTCTAAGTTCTCTAAAGTTTGTTCTCCAAGCACAGGCTTCAAACAAAGGTTTATTATTAAATTCTTCTAATGTTGTGGGTCTATCCCAATCTCTAAGTTCGATATTCTTTTCTTCTTTGTACCAATCTCTCACTAAACTCCAACAGTCTGTAATACCCCAAACCCATTGACGACCCAATAAAGGTGGTTTATAACCGCAAGGCTCTAAATATGCCCACTGCTCAGTTTTTGGATTAACAATATACCACGGTAAATTACTATCTTCACAACTAATTTTGTCTGCTTGACTAGGAGTAGGAGGTGTTATCGGGTGACTATGCACTACTCCAACTATTTCTCCTGTATTATCTGCCTTTACATAATCCTCTGGGTCGATAATAAAACATTGATGATCGGTCATTGAAAGATTACGACAAGGATAATATCTTTCTTTGCCTTTTACATTCAACAATAAACCACAAGACTCTTTCGGATCTTCTCGTTGTGCATGAAGTAGTGCTTTATATTTCCAAGTCATGCTACAAACGTACCAATGGCAGGAAATATTGATCGAGTTGCTTGACGGCCTGGGATACGAACTCCAGCTAGATCTGTTGGAGCAGCAAGTTCAAATTCAACAATTTCCCTAGTTTCAGTTGCTTTACGATCTACTGAATAAATTTCTTTAGGAAATTCTGCTGTATTATCTGCTGTCGCATTTATTCCATCAGCAAAGTTAACGGCATCAATGTATTTAGCTAGTGTTCTTATTCGTGTAACTGTGGCTCCCGTTAAATCATTACCAGTTGTTGTTTCATTTACAGTTAAAAGAATCGCAGAAATTAATCCTGTAGCGTTGCTAATTGTTAGTTTTGGTCTGGGTAACTGTCCTTTTTGAAAAGAAAAACCTGATGCTTGCACGGGAAATCTAAGGTATTCGTTACCAGCCCATACTATTTTGCCGTTAGCGTCTAAATTACTGCCAGCATGAAATCTATAAATTGTATTCGCACCATGCAATGCAGTCGATAATTGAAGGGTAAATAACTCTATAATTGCTGACGGATTTATGTCTTGTAGACTGCTAAATATTTTGGAGTTTACTGACATTATGATGATGGTTCAAATACTTGTCTAAAAGTGGCTTGAATTGTAGCTCTATTGTTATATGGTATTGATTTAGTCCAATTTTCGCAAACAAATTTAAAGTTTGAAGCAGTTTCTTCGGGTAAAAAACCTTCAGCAAAATCAAAACTATCACTATCATTTGCTCTAGCATCTAAAAATGTTTCTATTTCGTCTGCTTGAGTTTCTGAAACTTCGTAGGTAAAACTAAACTCTTTTGGATTTTGATGTTGTGCTAAACCAAATAAAAGTCTATGTTCATAACCATCAGCAAAACGTATAGTACGAGTATTTGGTTTGGATTTTTTACGGATTCCGTAGGTAGGTTTTATTGAAGGGAACGTAGCCATTATGCAAGTATTCCTCCAGGTCGCTTCTGTTGTATTAATTCAGATTGTACCGCAACTGCAATTAAACGACCAAGCTCTCTTCCCTGGTTTTCATCTCCCTCAACAGAAGATCCAGAAGCATCTACATTTACTACCACGTTAGTTGTACCACCAAGTGCATGGTTTGGTGTAATCATTCCAGAAACTCCAGGTGTGAACATTTCTGGTCCACGCTCTCCAACAAGATAACCACTTCCTGCTTTTACTGATCCTCCTCCTGCTCTTACTCCTACTGTTAAATCAGTATGTTGACTCAAAGGATTTCCTAGTGGACCTAATGGTGCTCCTCCAAATGGACCTTTTTTTCCACCACCAAACATTCCAAATATTGATCCCAATAATCCTCCTCCTCCTAATGTTCCTCCTGGATTGCCAAATAATGCCATGTTAAATGCAGCATCAATTAATTTATTCATTACATTGCCAAGCATATCGTTCAATGTAGATGTTCCTCGAATAAGACCTTGTAGACCATCGGCAACATCTGTGGCAAGTGATTGACCTAGTGATTTAAACTGCTGTCTTATTTTTTCGGCTTGTTCTGCTTGTTTTTCTAGTGCATTGTTTTGTTTTAGTAAATTTTCAATTTTATTTACATCTAGTTCTTCTAATGTTGCTCCATCTTCAATCATTTCTTTTATCTTTGCATCAAGTTCCTGTGCTAATAAAACTTCCTCATAATTACCATCAATCTTTGCCTGCAACAAAGCATTTTGTTGTCTTACCTTTTTCAACCTGGAATCTTCGATCATATTTATAGTTGTCTGTCTTTCTAAATTCTTTCCAATCAATGCAAGCTCTTCTTTTCTAGCGTCTATTTGTGCTCTTATTTTGTCGGCCTGTTTTTGTGCTGATCTACCACCACCAAGATTGTCTAATCTTGCCTGTAAAGCCTGTAGTTCTGGATCGTCTGCTGCTCCTCCTACAACTGCAAGTCTGTTTGTTTCGGCTCTTGCTGCTTCTGCTTTAATGGGGTTAGCAAGTAAGTTTAATACAGGTGCTAATGCTGCTAACATTTTGGTTCCTAGAAGCTGAAAAGCATTTCCTATCAATCTAGTATTTTCTCCAAATTCTTTTAGATTTTTAACTCCTTTTTCTCCTATCTGCTGGTTCATCTGCTCAGTTACGGCTGTTAATGCAGCTTGTGTTCCCTCTGTCTTTTTAATTAGCTGTATTTGTTTTTCTCTTTCTGTTCCGTTTGCTCCTAAAGCTGTAGTTAATCCTTCAACATTAGGAGTTAAAATATTAAATGCTTGACCTAATTTTGCTGTTGAATCAAATAATTGTTGAGCCTGAGTTAATAATGCAGTAGCAACTAAACCTCCAGCAAAACCTCCTGTCTGTCCTCCTATTTTCGAGCCAATCAATCCACCAGTAAAACCAGCAGCAGCACCTAATGGTCCTTGTCCAAATAACAATGGAAATGCACCACTTATTAATGCTCCTGATATGTCTCCACTTGTAAACCTCGGTTGCCTGAGTTGTGGTCCGTAAACATTTGGCCCTGATCCAGCAAACTTTCCTCTAGCTATATCAAAGTTTCTTTGTCTTTGTCTGTCTGATGCACTCGTGCTAGTGCTAGTTCCACCACTACCTTTTCCAGTAGCTCGTTTTGTTAGGTTTAAATCTTCTTTTTTTAATCTATTCGTTTTTTCTAGTTCCCTATTTAATCTTTTTTGTGTTCTTTCCTGTTTTAAAAGTAATGCAGCTTTATCTCTTTCGTTCTTCAGTAGTGTCTTAGAATCGCCTTTTTTTCCCTGTGCTAACGCATTTAATTTTGATATTCTTCTTTCTAAATTAGTTATCTGCTGGTTTATCTTCCGAACATCTAACTTAATATTTACATCGTAATTAGAGCCAGCCACTAATTTTTAGAAAACATTAAACCTAGTTTAGCGTACCTTGCGAGTTTGAGCCTTTCTTTTTGCCTTTTCGTATGCTTTTTCTTCCTCTTCAGCTTGATGGTTAAAATATGCGTTCCAGCCATACATCTCTTCTAAAGACATTTTGTTTCGTACTTCGACTAATGTCATGCCTAACTTTTCTGCAATAAAAAACTGCATATGAAGGTAGCTATTCTTTTTTAATTCAGCTTTTTACGGCATCAGGGGTAGCCTCCTCTCCCAACTCTTGCATCTTTGTCATAAGTTCCAACAATACTGACAAGGGTATTTCTCTTCTGAGACTTGCCCTATCAGCTTCCGTAAATAACTTGTTGCCAGTTTCATCTTCAGCCTTACCAATAATTACCTGGAGTGCAAAGTCTAAACTACCTTCTTCCTGCCCTCTGTTTGCTTTTATTAGAGTAGTATTTATTGTGTCTCTATCAGCAATAGTCAAAGGTGTCCAATAAACTTTCAAAACTACCTGACCATTTTTGTAGATTTCATAACTGCTTTTGTTGTCTACACTAAAGGCTTTCTTTAGTTTGTCAATTGCTCTTTCTGTTGCCATGCAAAAATAATTTTATTATCTATTAACTATACTACTACTTTATTACTTAAAGCCAACCTTTTTAAATGCCATTGCTATGTCTTTGTTAATAAATCCTCCTTTTGTATAGATGTTGTACCAGTTTGGTCCTCTTGCAGTCAAAGCGTGTTGTCTACCATGTTCGGCATAAGTAACAGGATTTCCTTTTAGATCAGGTCTTTTTTGCCCTGGTGCGTTTATTGCAAAACCAGCATATTCGGCTCTGTTTCCAATGTACAAATCTTGCTTCAATGTAACATTAGGAACTCTTGCATTTTTTATCTGTCTAGCTGTTGGATCAGGAATCAAATAATATGGAAAGTCTGGTTTTCTTTTGCGATTTGCCTTTACAGGATTTTTTGAAACTATCCAGTTTTCGCCAAATGTTCCTGTCCACCACGGACCTTGTTCAGTAAGTGAACGTACTATTGTTTTTGCAGTCTCTTTTCTTCCTTTAATTATTGCCTTTCGTAAATCTCCAGGCATCTTACTAAAAGGTTTTCTTCTAGGCATTAGCAGTAAAGTCGCAGCTTACAACAGACAAGTAATGACTATCTTCTTCAACATTTACAGAAGTTGGTCCTTCAATTTGTAATACTCTTGGACTTACAGAAAATGTATCTGTGTAAGTTGAAGCATTAACAGAAGTAAGACCTGTAATAACTGTTTCAGCTATAGCAGATGCCTCTGCACTTCCCTTATGTGGTGGTGTCATAATTCCACATCTTATAGATCCAGAATAATAAGTAGCTGCTGCTCCCTGTGTTTGAGTAGTGGATTGTCCAAAATCTAAACTTACCATCACATACTTTTTATTTTTACCTGGAGTGCTAAACGGCATATTGTCAAAAATTACAGAAACAGTAGGATCTGCGTCTGTTACCGCATCTAGTATTGCGGTTTCAAATGCTGCTCGTGCGTTTACTAAACTCATTAGAAAATAACGTCAACTCTGAATAAATATTCTTGACCACCTTTTTGGGTAAGAATATTTGTTATCTTACAACCTCTACTAGATCCAGAAAATGTCAAAGTAATTTCATCTTGTAGTAAGGGTTGATTATCTCCTATCAAATCAGGTGTTATGTATAGTCTTGCCACGTTTTCTTGAAAGCCTGTTTCCTCAGTTGATCTTACAAATTCAATCGGAACTTTTATCGTATAGTTTGTATCTACTGTTATGTATTCTCCAGTTGCATTGTTATAACTTGATACTCCTTTTCTTGTATAAACAATAGTTGTATCTAAAGAATCGCCAAGTTGAGCAACAACCTGTTTTGCAATGTTTTTTAGTGCTGTATCTAGTTGTCCTGCCATTAGCCTCTAACCGCCCTTAGTTGGAAAGTTCCTGCTCCACCTAGCATATACGCTCCAAGATAACTTTGTAACCACGGGTAAACATCTAAAATATTATTTATTGATCCTGTTCCTTGACTATCAGTATTGTATTTAACTTCAATATCTCCTAGCTTTACTTCAGAAAAATTACCATCTTTTCCAGTAGTGCCAGTAATAGCACCAGTATCGTTTGCTAATGCCCTGGCTAATTCATATTGTGCATACTTAATATTGTTTGGAATAGTGCTACAAGACAATTCAACACCATCGACTTGATAGTTATTTCTTGGAAACTTTAATGCCTGTCCATCATCACATCTATCTCCGTAATAAACAAAACTATCAATCCATCGAGTAGCAGATATTAATGCTCTATTTTTCTGGTCGTCTGTTTTATTTGTCCAGGTTGAGGAGTCTGGAACTGTCTCAAAATAACTATTAGCTTCTGTCAATGTGACATAGCTATTAGCATTAGCATCTTTTATAGTTGCATTTATAGTGGCTGCCACGATAAGAAAGTAATTTTAGTTTTATTGTAGCGTAAAGAAAAAACCCCACCAATATTAGGTGAGGTTTGATGACCACAATTTAATACTATTAAGAAATAGCAGTTACATCAAGTGGTGAGTTAACGATTAATTCAACTACAGGAATTAAATCTACATCGTATGTAGCAGACCAGTTACTTGAATCCATTAACTGAGCATTTGTTGGGTTGTCAGTAGCAGAACCCCACTTAGTACCCATGATGTGATAAGCACTATGGTAGTCAACAGACATAACATCTTGCTTAGATAAGATGTTTCTATCTGATTCAATACTTAGAGGAGATTGCTCACCTTCAAGAATTGTTCCTGACTTAATTAAGTAGCAACGGAACTCTTTAATGTGTCCAGATGCACCAGGAGCAGATGTATTAACTTGCGAGTCAATAACAACATTCATTCCAGCAAATTGACCGATTGATGTTTCAGTGACACCAACACCGCCACCACCCCAAGTTACTGCACCACCAGTTGATAGAGCAGATGTTGAGAATGTAAGCATACCAACCTGATATAGGTAGTAAGCAACAGATGGGTGAATAACTAGAGTATCTAGCTCTTCGCCTCTTTCTCCAAGAAGTGATCTACCTCTAGCAACAGCAGAAGCAGTTAAGTAGTTTGCTTCAGCCTGACCAGAAGATGCACCTACAGCAAGGTCAAGATGGTTAGCACCTAAAGCACCAGCACCACCAGCAAATAGTCCATTTAAAAGACTAAATAATCTTGCTGAGTTTAGTTTGTTGATAGCATCTGCAATCTGGTTTCTGATGTGACCCATTGGATCTTCACCAGCAGCCAATACAGCTACATCATCAACAGCATACGCAAAACCTCT